GACCCCAATATGATTTTGCGCAAGGTTTACGATGTACTCTTAAATACCCTTGTCGGAAAATCTGTGCCGCAATTGGTGTTGATCATCGGTGAGTATCAGTACAAAACCGCATTTGTTGCTGACCAAGAAATCAACCTGCTTGCTTGTATGACACAGATTATGGTGGAGTGTGAATTCAAATGACATTACCTAAAGAACGCGAGATTGCTAGAGAGCGTCACTACGATTGTGAGAGTCTGATGGACCTCACACGTACCTATAAAGTGGACGTGAACTTCCGTGGTGTTCTTGGTGAAGCAAAGTCTTGCTACGATCTGTGGAAGGGCAGCATCTCTAATATGTCTAAGATGGCAATGAGTGCTGAGTCTGTAGACGACAGTGATTGGGATATGACGTTGAGCAAGAACGCTTACAACATCATCTGTCTGTCTTCTACGCTTCCTAATTTTTACGAACTGTGGAACCAAATGTTTCGACAGATTCGTTCTCACCCAGAACTGAAAACAAAACCTCTGTGGATTCACGCCTGGTTGAATGTGCACCGTCAGGAAGATCTTGGCAGACTTTCTCTTGGTTGGCACAACCACAGTTACTGCAGGTATCACGGTTTCGTGCACCTCAGCGACAAAGCAACAGATACTGTATTCGCTGATCGCATTCCCACATCAAATGAGGAGCGTGATGATATTACTCAGTGGTATCTGGAAGATGCTAACGATCGCGATGAGCATCCTCTGAATAAAGAAGGCATCACCCGTGTGATTCCTAACGAGCAGGGACTCCACTACATTGGTCCTGGTCCCCTGCTGCACCGTGTTGTACCGAAACCTTTCAAAGGCATCCGTTGCAGCATCGGGTATGATATCATTGATGATCTGAACTGGTTAGCAATGGAGGATTGTAGTTCCGACAAGGGCGTGTGCCAAGCGTACCCCGTCTTTGAACGCAACATCGATATCTTCAATACCAAACTGGTACCTATTCCTTATTATGAGTAAAAAGTTCAAGACACCTCTGCGTTACCCTGGTGGTAAATCACGTGCTACTAAGTTCCTTCTCGATTACATTCCTGAGAAGTTTGATGCTTACACTGAGGGTTTCCTTGGTGGTGGTTCTATGGCGATTGCTCTTGCACGTCGCAACCCCAGTCTCAAGATTACTGTCAGTGATCTTTACTATCCCCTCTACTGTTTTTGGTTGACGCTGAGGGACGAAGGTCCTCGGTTGCAGTCACATCTGTTCAGCATCAAACAAGATCTGTCTGATTACGAAGACAAGGATGATGTTATTAAGGCACACCGTGCAGCATTTGTGAAAGCAAAGGAGCAACTGCAGGAGAATCCTGGCATTTACGAGAACGCTCTTAACTTCTATATCTGCAACAAATGTAGTTTCTCTGGTCTGAGTGAGAACAGTTCTTTCTCGGGGCAAGCATCTCAGTCTAACTTCAGCAACAACGGTATCTCCTCACTGATCTTCTATCATCAGATGATCCAGCGGTGGGACATCAGGAACGATGACTATGCTGACGTTATCGACGTGGATGCATTCAACTTCCTAGACCCTCCGTACGCTATCAAGGACAACCTGTACGGGTCTAAGGGTGACCTGCATAAGCAGTTCGACCATCAGCGTATGGCAGACCTCCTGAAGGACTTCAGGGGGCGCACAATGATCACCTACAACTCCTGTCAGGAAGTAGAAGATCTCTATCCCACCTTCGCTAAACTGCAGTGGGATCTTACCTATACGATGCGGTCCACCTCTACCTATGGTGCTGACCAAGACAAGCGTAAAGAATTACTGCTTGTTAATTATTCTATAGATAATAGTAGCAATCTCTGGTACAAATAATGGGAAACATTATCGCTCGCGCCGCAGGTGGTCGCGCACAGATTGTTGACACCTCAGCTGGTGTCCTCCAGACCTTTGGGGTCGATGTACAAAACGCACTTATTCAAGGAGACGAAGTAGTTGTCACTCTCACTAACGGAAAAACCCAAATCTACCGATTCAACTCTAGTGGACGAACAGTCTTCGGACCAGTCCGTACGTTTTGAACTTCCACCTGCTGCTAAGTGGGTTACGAACTGGGCATACTACGAAGGCGAAGAACGTCTAGGTCAAGTCCGTTTCTTTAAGACACGATTCGGTTTGCATAGTAGCGTCAGTGAAGAAACTACTACTGGTAAGACTGTTATCACAGGTCTTCACCTGGAGGACGTTATCGAAATGACCTACTGGCATCTCAAGTGGGCAGAGGATGGCTACGACGGCGAACAGGCAGTGTTCGATGGTGTTGTCGGTGGCAAACTCTAAGATCCTGGACATCTGGAAGTATTCGCTAGGGAGTTTTTCTGATGACAAAACCAAACCCTATGATAACTACGTGGTTATCGTACGCAGCGTTATACTTATTTCTTATTTGGTTACTAATCTTTTTATTATTAGCGGGGTGATCCGACATTGGAACTCAAAGACTACCTGTACTCAATCAACCAATCTAAAAAAGACATCTGGGATCCCGATGATCACAAAAACTACCCACCCTTTGTGATCAATCGCTGCCTGTCAGGTCATCTTGACTGCATTCTTCACGCTAATGAGATGAATTTTCATCAGCACCTGGATAAGAAGATGCAGTATGACTACTATATAAATACTCTGAGACCGAGGAAGCGTTTCTCTCCCTGGTTGAAACAGTCAAAACTTGATGATCTTGATGCGGTAAAAACTTACTATGGTTATAGTAATGAAAAAGCTCGCCAAGCCCTGCAGGTGTTGACCACCTCTCAGATATCTGAGATTAAAACCCTAATTGATACTGGTGGCAGTAAATGAGTGAAGAATTTGTGGAATGGAACGAGAACCATATGGTCGAAGTTGTTCTCAAAGAACCTGATGATTTTTTGAAGGTTCGTGAGACTCTGACCCGTATTGGTGTTGCTTCTCGTAAGGAAAAAAAGATTTATCAATCTTGTCACATCTTGCATAAACGTGGCAAGTATTATATTGTTCATTTTAAGGAGTTGTTTGCCCTGGATGGCAAGCAAACTAACCTGAGTATGAATGATATTCAGCGTCGCAACCGTATCATTCAACTCTTGGTTGATTGGGGACTGGTTACTATCTGCGCTGTTAGTCAGGAAAAGATTGCTAACGTCGCACCTCTAAATCAAATCAAAGTGCTCGCTTTTAAAGAAAAGAGTGAGTGGATCTTGGAATCTAAGTACAATATCGGAAAGAAAAAAACTCCTGAATCTTAATTATGCTTACCTTAGATAATGATTTCAAGGGAAGGATTATTTTTCCCAGTGAACTTGAAACACTATTTGAACTGAACCCTAATCGTAAGGAATACATCGGTTCGATCAGTAAAGATTTTCCTGAGGCACGTTATGTTGCTGTGGAAAATGCTCTTATGAATCCTTATGATGTCAGAGATTTTCTGATCAACTCGGCATACATTGCTGGCACTAACAATCTTGTTCCCGACAAGACTGGTGCTCCTGGTATGCAGCAACCTATTGCTAACGAGTGGATGAAACCATACGTGCAGTATCTGCGCGATATGCTTTTCAAAAAGAAGATCACGTCACGTAACATTCAGTGGCAGGATTTCTGTTGCTATTGTAACGTGTTCTGGAGGGATATGAAGGCGATTGATTCTAACTATCGTCCTCACGTTGACCCTGGTGATTTTGCATTCAACTTGTTTCTTTCTGACGATATGCACGAGGATGATGGCACTGCTATCTTCTCCATCAATGTCGAAGGTCAGAAGTGGTTGGACGTGAGGGAGATGGAGCAGAAGTCTGGTCTGCGTCCTTCCACGATCTCACAGGTAATGGACATCAACAGGGTCGGAGCGGGCGTCCCTGACGATTGGGTGTGGTTCACTGGTGATGAAGTCTACAACCTGGAAGGCGTCGTCCCAGGCGGTTTTAACTGCATCTCAGGGTATCGTGGATCTATGTTCCACACTGCTAACTACAACCCTGCCTGGTACCCTGAAGGTCACGTCCGATATTCCCTAGTTTCTATGCTCGCCCTGTCGCTGCCACCTGCAGGAAAGAGTGCTTTTATCAGTGAAAAACCTAAACAATGAGTAAAGTAAGAGTTCTATACGAAGACTGTGATCCTTCTAAAGCAGAAGACAAATCACTTCCAAACACTGCGTACATTGTAACTTACTACGAGAACGGTCAGAAAAAATATGACATCGCTGTTTGTAGTAAAAAAGTAGATCTGTTTGATCATTATTGGGACAAGTATCGTAAAGATTTTCTACGATTCGATCAGACTGAAGGTAGAGCAAACCCCAAACTCTGGTCTCCCCCTAAATAGTTCGTCGCCTTTTCGTGCGCGACACGCTACATACGGAATATACGCTACATTGGACGGGTTACCACACCCGTCTTTTTTTGTGTGGTGTTATAATTAGTACTGTTGGAGGTTTTGGTTCGACAGAACCCCTTCAACGCCAAAGGTTGCCTTCGGGGACCACACAACACAAACTCGCTTTAAAGGAGCTACGAAGATGAACAGAGTCGTAAGGTACACTGCTGCCGATATGCCAGAACTGATGGATAAGATCCTTAAGTATTCTATTGGTGCTGAGGATTGGTTTGAAAGAGTCGGCGCACTGCACGAGACTACCAAAAATTATCCGCCTTATAATGTTATTCACGAATCAAATGTGAAACAGGTGGTTGAAATCGCACTTGCTGGTTTCAAGAAAGCGGAAGTCTTTGTCTACACCGAACACGGTAAACTTTTTGTCGAAGGACAGAAAGAAGATAAAGAAACTGATGTGAATTATTCTCATAAGGGCATTGCCCAACGTAGCTTCACCCGATCCTGGACCCTAACAGAAGATTGGAGAGTGGATGATGTTCAATTTGAAGATGGTCTCCTGAGAATTGAACTGCAAAAAGTTGTCCCCGAGCACTTCCAGCGCCAGGATTTCCTCTAAATACTAAGACTCCCTGCGTGCCATACTGGACCCCTTGACTTCGGTCGGGGGGTCCTTTATAATGACCTTGACCTAGTAACTATTATGTCCGTACAACTGATCCTGATGAAGTCTGGTGAGGACGTGATCGCTGACGTGTATGAAATGCGTCCAGATGGCGAGAACGGTCCTACTGGATACATTCTTCGCGACCCCCAGATCGTGAAGATTATGAAGAATATGGAGGATCCTGAGAAAGGTCCTAACGTTCTCTTTGAAAACTGGGCACCCCTTGCTGCAGAGCGTCGATTCCTGATTCGGGAGTCTTCTTTTATTACTATTACGATGCCGATCGAAGCATTGGCAAAACACTTTATCGAACGTTTTGGTGAAACCGATGAACAACTTGAATCTGCAAGTGCTGCTACTCAAGAACGACAAGGTATTATTAAGCCAGATTGAGGAGACTGCAGCGGAACTCCCTGGTGAGCCTGATGTCCTTCTGGTCAAACCCTATGAGTTGGACGAAGACGGTAACTTGACACGGCTCCTCAAGGATGTTACCATACAAGATGAGATGATGATCCACAGCGATTCGATTCTCACCATTGTCGAACCAAACGAGTACCTAGTCAAAGCATACAATGAGATTCTACAAGAACGTTGATCAAGTCGGTGATCGCATTCTTGTTCGTGGTTATGACGGACACCAAGAGGTCCGTATTCGTGATGAATTCTATCCTACATTGTATGTGAAGTCTAATAAGGGCGGAACAGGATACACCACACTTGAGGGTGAACCTGTCCGCCCTA